AAAGGGATTACACAGGAAAATCTGTCCTTTGAATTGGGCGTAGACAGGAAGGCTCTCTTAAATTATCTGAATCAGGATCGCCCATCGGTTGCCCATGTGGTTGGAATCTGTGTGGCCTTGAAAGTGCCGTATTTCATCTCGATGGAGATTCTGGGGGCGGCCGGCATAAAACTGCGTTCGACAGAGCAGGATTTTCTGTATCGCCAATTTCTGCTGAACGCTGAGAATTTGACTGTGAGCAGATGCGAAGATATTTTGAAACGACATAATGAAAAACCGCTGTTCCGAGGAGAGCAGCGGTAAGGGAGACCGAGGTACCGTGAAAAGTATCTCGGTCTTTTTGTAGCAATTGCGAATGATAGAAAATGAATTGCGAGAACTTGCAATTTCAGACTTGACAACGAAATTGCAAGATGATAGAATGAGATTGCATAAAGATGAAATGGAGGCCAGACAAATGGAAGAAGGATTCGTTTATAAGAGGAAACCGCTTGACCCCAATCAGGAATTCGTGGTGGTCCGAGTTCCTGATAAGCTGGCTCTTGGTCAGCTTATAACAGAGATTAGGGGCGAAAGGACGATGGCTCAACTTGCAGAACAGTGCAACGTGAGTCCGTCGACTCTGTCACGAGCAGTCAATGGCAAAATGACAAAGCCGCTTTCCCAGGAATTGATAAAAGCTCTAGCTGCCAAATCAGATGATCCGTTTATGCTGGAACGATTGGTAAGGGCCAATGGCATGGCAGATGCTAAGACATGCGAAGAGCGGAAACAGATGGCACATGATAATCTGAGTCTGCGAGAAGAAAGGCTGAACACAGAGCGGAAAGTCAAAAATATCATCTCGACAGAACTTCTGAGAAGGGGTAAAAAAATCCAGTATATGGAGCGCCTTGAAATAAATGGCGAACGAAGATCACAATACGGTTTGAGATGGTTGAGCAGTTTTGCTTTAGTCATTGAAGACCCAAAACCATATATTTGGAACTTTGCGATAATTCCGTACACGATGGAAGAGCAGAATGGGCATAGACCGCCATTACCTTTTTATAATGCGAGGATAATGGAGAACCTTTCTGGACTTTTTCTGACAGATGCATGGGAGGCGGATTTATTTGCAACTGTAAAAAACAGTATTGTTTTTATAGATCCAGTACTGTTTACGATGAACGAAGATCGGTTTATCGGTCCGGAAATGAATAATGAGTTTTCGTTGCTTCTTCTTGATGCTGACACTGAAATTGTCAGATGCGAAACTTATTTTGTGCAAAAGGGAAATCCAGAGCATAAATCCATATTTGCGGAACCGGTGACAGATCAGAGTGAAGAAGATGATCCATGGGGAAGACCATTCGATACCATTTAATTTATCAGGAGGGGATTAATAAGTGACTAATAATGAGGTAGCATTGCGAACCCGTCGTAAAAAGGCGAGATATGGAACCAAAGTTGAGATTGCAGGGCAACCGCTGATGGTTGTAAAGTCTGGAAAAAAAGAGGATTTTATAACAGCGGAGGAGATAGTCGAGGATCTTTATGGCAAGCCCGTAGATCATATTGTATTCAAAGAAGTAGTGAGCTTCTAAAAATGTGAAACTAGGCGGTCACCCCTCCAGGAAGTAGACCGTCAGTTACAGAGTGAAGAATGAAATAACTGCTATAGAGCGCTGCCATTATGAGCACAGCCGAAGCAGAACAAAATGCAAACAGTAATTCCTATAGGGAAGAACAGTGCATGGAGTTTTGTCTCAGCTGTGCTTTTTTATTTTTATAAAATTTTTCCTTTTTATGTGACAGCAGCAGTCACACAATAAACAGTCATTTTTTTATGGCTAAAGGGGAGAAAACAGCGAAACCAGAAGGATATTACATATTTAGAGAGCTTACTCGGTGAGCGATTCTGGGACTGCTAGTGTCCTCGAATAAGAGTGGGCAATCTGATATCCTGAGTTCATCAAAACGCAGGTCATGAAACTACCTGAAAAATCAGTCGGGTTGGAAAGGAGGTGTAAGCGTGGTTGATATTCATAGCGAGGAGTACATCCTGGGTCAAAATATAAGAAAGTACAGACTGGAAAAAGGCTGGTCACAGAAGCAGCTGAGTGATGCCGTCGATATCGACCGCGCTGACATTTCCAAGTATGAGAATGGTACAAAAGGTGAAATGGGGTTCAAAACCCTAAAGAAGTTTGCAGCCGCTCTGGAGGTCAGTACAGATGACCTTCTGGCGGAGAAAGAAAAAACAGTAGAGATCTCCGAAGAAATCGGAGTGGAATTTGCTAAATTGACGAAGGACGGGCAGATTACTATCCGAAACATGATGAAATTCCTTCAGTCGCAGCAGATGGCAGGATAACCGCATGGTCGAATGAGACTGTGCGGTATTTTTTTACTTTTCTGCAAGACGCAGATGAAAATGTGGCAAATTCGCCACATCAAGTGTGGTGGTCTCGCCATCTGCAAGCGCCTTTCCAACTGGTAGACTATAAACAGTTCAAGGGACAAGCCCACAGAACCACAGAGTATGAATCTGTCGGCACTCTCTCGGACAAATAAAAATATCGTAAGCCCGATTCTAGAGCAGGCGAAGGATACCATAGCAGAACCCCACAGTACAGCGATTTATTTGCTGATGCTGGAGGTATGCGGATGGGATTACTCTACCTATCTCTGGAATCGGGCTTTTTGTGTTTCACAGCCTTGCCAGACGGTTTTGTGCCTCATCTGCGTCCTGCTTCGGTATCTTTCCCTCCCAGAAGTCCGGGGGAAAGGACAGAAAAATGATGAACATGATGACTGGAGCAGTAGCAATCAATGGTGGCGTAGGCGTGATGGAGGTTCGCCAGTCGATAGCAAAGAACGTGGCTCAGGCGGCAGAACAGATGGCAGCGGATCTTGCAGTGAATGCACATATCACTCTGCGTGAGCTGAAGACAAAGATCGATACCGTGGTGGAAAAGAAACTCCCGACCTTTAAGACCCTTATGGAAAAGGAGCCGGTAGCAGTGGCGCAGACAATGGTAAATGGAGCAAAGCTGACTGCTTATGAGAATGGCTATGCGGTGTATGAGGTGGATGGCTCACATACGGTCATGGCGGTGGATCGCTGCAACGATTACCGTTATGACTTTACGGATGGAACCTACGAGGTGATCCCAGCTGAAACATTCGAGGATGTTGAATGGAGTGTCCGTCTGCTGATGGAAGGTGAGCGTCGGATGGAGCATAACCTGAATAAGCGTGTGGCAGATTCAGAAAATGTTTCCCTGGAATGTGACGGCTCTGACTGGTCTGCAGCCGTTATGGTGGATTTTCTGGATGAAGACAATGCCGAGATGCTGGCTGACAGGGAGCTTCGCCGTTTGTACGCGGCTATGAGCAAGCTCACTGAGCGTCAGACCGAGGTGATCCAGCTTTACTTCTATAAAGGTATGACGCTGCAGGAGATTGCAGAAGAGCTGGGGATAACAAAACCGGCTGTCTATTATGCGATGAAGGGTGCTCTCAAAAAAATGAGAAAAAGTTTTTGAAGAACTACTTAACTTTTGCCCCAAAACGGTGGTCTTTATGAGAGGGCCACCTCTCAAGTACATCGACAGGAGGAAAACCTATGAATGCAGAACGCATGAATATGGCGAATGCAACCGCCAAGATAGAAGGTTCTAAGGAGGCTCGTCCGCCCGGCGGGTTCCCGCTGGCATCGGCACCGAAGAAGATTTTTATCTGTTCGCCGTACCGACCGACAGCAAATGACCCGCCGTGCAGGAAGGCACAGATGGAGGCAAACATCCAGAGGGCAAAGACCGCCTGCAGGATTCTTGCCACAATGGGAGTCCTGCCACTGGCTCCGCATCTGTATTTTACTCAGTTCTTAAAGGATGAGGATGCGCAGGAGCGTGCAACAGGAATCCGATTTGGAATGCAGTGGCTGGAAGCCGCGGATGAAGTGTGGGTGTTCGGCGAAACCATATCCGAGGGTATGGCAGTGGAGATCAAGAGAGCGCATGAGCTGCAGAAGCCTGTTTGCAATCTTCCGGAGCCGGGACGCATGGTCGAGCTGCTTTTGAAGAGGCTTTCCGAGCAGTATCACATACCAATGGAAGATAAAACCGAAGAGCAGCAGGAAGCTGCAGAAAGTGAGGAAGACAATGGAGAATAAGAACGAGAAGAGCATGACTCTGGAGGAAATGATCAGCGAGATGCTGAAGGACGCCAAGGTAAAGGTTCCGCTTCCTGCCAAGGCAGAGGAAAAAACGGAAACTCAGGAGCAGGATAAGCCGATGCCGGCACGCCCGTCTGGTGTTCCGTTCCTTTCGCTCAGCATCAAGAACCTGCATGTCCACATGGATGAGCGCATGACCTCTTACAACTACGGCTTCGGTCAGGAGCTGGATGCAGAGGCAGACGACCCGGCAGAGGACATCGACTTCGATGAGATGCTGGAGCGTATCCACAAAGAAACCGGTCTGTGCGAGAAGGTCATTCTGGCAGTCCTGAAGGCACAGGCTGACTATCTGGATTTATTTTTATAAAAATCCAAAGCACAAACATAGTTGGATTTTGAACTGACGTCAATACCGACGTAAAACGTAGATAATGGGTTAATCTTTAACATGATACCACCCGCCTTTCCGATTAAGTATTCTTGGAACCTGAAGAAAAAGGTTTATCCTGGGAATCATATGCTGACCGAAACCTCGCGTAATAAGCATGCACCCTGGCAGCTCTTTTGCTGGTGCTGTACGCCAGGGGATGAAACATCTGTGTAAGCGGAATGTGACATATGATTCAGGCTGCAAGCTCCATAAGCAGGCACCGGAGACCGGGCTGAAAGGATTAAAAGCAGTGCCTCTAGACATCAGACTCTGCTGATATCATACCACAGAATAACCTATGAAACTAATAACCAATGTAGATGAGATGGAAAGGGTTTATCCCAGGTGTCTCAGATCATCTATAAATTTATAGAAAGGATAAGTGCATAACCATCATTTCTACTGGCTATACACTTATTATACGAGGATTTTTAGTATGGAAGCTGTAACTACTGCTTTAACAACTGGCGTGACTGAGATCGCTACAGAAGCTATGAAGGCTGTTGGTGCTGTTGTTCCTGCGGCTCTTCCGATCGCTGGCGCAATCATCGTTGTTGCTATCGGTCTGAAAGTATTCAAAAAAGTAGCTGGTCGCTAGGATCCAGAAACTTTCGTGGGGTAAGATAAAGTGTCTTGCCCCATTTTTCTATTTTAGGGGTGATCTTATGAAGAAAATGATTATAAAGCGCCTGCTGGCTCTGCTCCTCTCCTGCTCGATCGTGGTCGGTTCGGTGGCTGCCAGTAGTCAAAAGGCTTATGCAATGGGTGCAGCTGGTGCGATCGCTGGAACAGGTGCGGTTGTCGGATCAGAAACGGCATTTGCTTACTTACTCGGTATCATGGGTTTCACGGCTGCAAGTGCTGCGGTCTATGAAAATAGGGATGCTATTGTATCTTGGGGTAAAACACAGATCAGTAAGTTTAAAGCATGGGCGAAGGA